ATGGCTGCCAGCGTACATGATGTTGCAACGTATATTTTAGAGAAGCTCGGTCCCATGACCGCGATGAAACTTCAAAAGCTTGTGTATTATTCCCAAGCTTGGTCGTTGGTCTGGGACGAGAAGCCTTTATTCAAATCTAGGATTGAAGCCTGGGCGAATGGGCCTGTTGTGCCAGATCTCTACAAGAAGCATCGCGGGCAGTTCAAGGTCATGCACTGGGAGGGAAATTCATCGGCTCTTTCACCTAAGCAAAAAGAAACAATCGACGCGGTTCTAAAGTTTTACGGTGATAAGTCATCCCAGTGGCTAAGTGACCTTACGCATCAGGAAGCGCCATGGCGAAAAGCTAGGGCAGGTATACTTCCCGGTCACCCAGGCGATAGTGTGATAAGTCATGCTTCTATGGCCGAGTACTACAGCAGCATCCAGTACGAATAGTCTTGCACCCTCAACCTAAACGACCAGTCGCGATCGTTTCCCCAGCCCCTTCGAAAACCCCGCATGCTCGCTTAACTGTCACAGTCAGTAAGCAACCTAGCGCACATCCCATCAGTTGGATGGATTTTAAGCCCAGTTGGCGAATCACTGTGATGGAAATGCTCGATCCATATGGCTGGCACAAGTTGGATGAGCCAACCATTAAAAGTATCTACGAAAAGCTAAAGCATTTCGAAAGCATGAGCCTAGGCGCAATTTTTATCGAGGGTAAATCAAGAAATCACGGCGTCAAATTAGATAAATTGTCTCCGGAGGCCCAAAAGCGACTGAGACAGTTAGGCTATGATGCGACAATTGAAGAACTTTACTCGCTCCGATTGAGCGGCCCTGAGCGAATTTGGGGAATAAGGGAATGTAATGTTTATTCGATTTTGTGGTGGGATCCGCATCACCAAGTTTGCCCCAGTCTTAGGTAAAGCCCTGCTTATCGGTGCACTGATTTGTAGCATTTCGACTTTAGTCGATGATGCTAGTGCTGAGGTATCTTTGGAAAATTTTGAAAAATTTGAAAACGACGAGACAGTCAAAACATATTTATACGGAGTTGCTAAAGGGTATGAGTGGTCGAATGCCGCGTTGAAATTCACTCGCAAGCAAGAGCAGCTCTTCTGCGCGCCCAGTAAAGTGTCCCTGAATCAGGACAATTACCTCACCATTCTTCATAATCACATTAAGACAAATAACGTCCAGTCAAAGTACGGGGCAAATTTCCCGGTTGAATTGATCCTTTTAGATGCACTTCGAGACGTATTTCCCTGCGAAAATACCACAGAATCACGATAGTCGATATTTCGGGGCCTGACTTTTTCCTTTTCGAAGAGCCGCGCCCCTATTAATCCTTTCCGTCGATCACAATAATAACAACCCCTCACCAACCTCTATCACTGACCAGCCCATGCCCACACCTTACCGGCTTTTGGAATTCCCCAAAGACGGGACCCAGTGAATCAAAGGCAATCCAGGATTGCAGTGTAGGATTTTTCCATCTTGCTCCAAGAATGCCCTACCGATAGGATGAGGCATGGCCTGGACAAAGGAAAGACCTGACTCGCCGGGATGGTACTGGTTTCGAGGAAAAGCAGGTCATGAGACTGTTGAACTCGAAGTAATCCGCCTGGATTACGGAGGAAACGGACAGCTCACTCCTGCTTCGTCATTCGGTTTCCAGGATTGGACGGATCTCAACAAATTCGACGGCCACTGGGAAGGACCATTGGCACCTACTCCGTTCAATGTTTGAAGGGATGGCGTATCCAGTTACCAGCCGTCTGTATCCCCTGCCCAGTAGACATATCGACAACTCTGATGGGCAATGGCGCCCCAAGAAAAGGCCCGCAATGAAAAGAGGCAACCCTGCCATCGCCTAAAAATGCTGTCAGAGTCCTTTTTTCATTCAAAAACGGTGAAGAAATGCCCCCCAATCCCACCGCGATAGGGGGCTGGCCTCGGAGGACCCCGCTCCTCCTGCGCTCATATTGCTACGCCCCGTACCTCTCCATCGTATCCTGCATTTTCTGCATGCACGGTCCCGTCAGTAAGCACGCCGTCTGAAACGCCAAGCATGCTGCGGTAAACTCTGCCACCGTCACTTTCTGAGGGTCCAGTAATTCAAGGCGCGCACAGGCGTTGGCAATCTGCCCGACCGTGCCCCTGATCTCCTTACAGACGCGCTGTATATCCGTGATTAAGGCCGACGAAACATGCTGATCATCGGGCACCATTTCATCTTGATAGCTCACGCGTTGGAATCCTTTCTGGCTGGGATTGGTACTCGCTCATAGGTCACTTTGGCGATAAACGCTTGTGGGTTTGTCTTGAGGTAAGGTCTCTCATAGGAGAGTGCTCGCCGCAAGGTGCGATGCAGGACTCCCACCGCACTCAGCGGGCCGCAATCCTCAACCGTCGCGTCATAGTCATCCCGATCGCACAGCACATAGCGTACATATTGGCGTGGCATGTGGCTTCCTTTCTTTGGGTTATTTCACGAGCCGGAAACTGTGTTTATCGCTGCAGAATCCGCTTCGTGGGAAATGGTTGAGAATTCTGATTCAAATCGCCTTGCCGTGCTCTTGACGAAATACAGCACATCCGCCATCTCCCGCCCTGTGAGATCGATATTGTCGTTGTCCGGATCGACCGCATTGGCAAACTTCTCAAAGAGGACAGCCATTCCTCGCGCCTCTTCTGACAACAAAGCCGCTTTATGATTGATCCCGCGTAGCTGTTCCTTCGAGGTCATACTCACCGTCCTTTCTTGCTCGCTGCCGTTTGGCACTTTGTGTAGGTAATCTTGGCAAGATAGGCATCAGGATATTCCCACCTAACCTTCTTCAGTTCCTTCATCGCCTTCAATTTGCTTAGGACCATTGAACCGGTAATCGGGAGGAATGGCATTTCGCCTTGAGGATCGTGCACAGCCATATACATCACGAGTGGTTTTGCCATGAGTCATCGCCCTTTCTGAGTTGAATTCAAGCGGCAAACCTTACCGACCTTTCGAAACCCGACATGAAATTCGGCCTGTTCGTATAGGCGGTATTCCAAATCTGCCATAGCATCGCCATACCACTTCCGCGCATCTTCTATAGATTCGAATGGCCCATACCTCATCGCCTTTAACCCTTCAATGCGAAGGGTGACATACCAACCATTTCTTCCTTCTTTGATTGCCTCTCCTATGATGTCTGCGGAAATACTGGTCCCCGGCGCCATCGTCTTCACCGTCCTTTCCGACAGTTGTCCAATTAGCTTCTCTTCGTGGATTTGTTCAAATGTTCGTTTCTCAATGGCGCAACAGCCATTACCCCCACTATTCCCTCTACTGTTTCACGAAATCGATCCATGGTTGAACTCACGCAATACATAGCGTCTGTGAAATCAGCTTCGGACAAATTGGGTCTCTCAGGGTCACCGAGTTTCGCAATCATGCGACACAAACTTGCCAACCCCTTAATTTCTTCAGAGAGATCGCACGCTCTCCGTTCGGCCTTTTCTAACTCTTCTATTGAATCTTCCACGTGTTCACCTGCCTTTCTGCCCTTTCGTGGGCTCATTAAAGTGTTGTGTGAGTAAATGCCGGATGAGGCCGGCTGCCGTGGTGCCGGTAGTGCGTAAGGCATCGAGTTTGGCCTTCAGGGAGCTAGGAACTTGAATGACTAATCGAGACATTCTCATAAGACCTCCGATTGTGCAGCATATTATATATAGCAATATGCTAACAGATACTAATTGCTAGCACACTCCTCAAAATGATGTCAAGTGCTATGTGTTTGAACATTCAAGCCGCTATCAGGTAATGTTCAACGCGTAATACGTGTTAACCAAGGTAGACAACACATGGCACGACCAAAATCAGAGGTAGTACGACGGCTATACGGGCTTCGATTGAGAGAAGATCTGTTGACCGAACTGCGCCACGTAGCCTTAGACAAAAGGCAGCCGGCCAATCAATTGATTGAAGAAGCCATGTCGGAGTGGCTGAAGAAATACGCGGGCGCTAAAAAAAAGGCCTAGCGTGTGCCGTGTGTAACGCGGATGACAAGGGCGACCAAAAAGCCTGCCAACGCCGGATGCGAAGTTTTAGTTGTGTAACACGGTAGCCAATGGATGACAGGGGAGATAAAGACACAAAAAGGACTGACTCGCAACCTAGAGCCGACTTTGTAGAGATCTTTTATATCAAAGAAAAAAAAGAACTGGTTCGCCACTGCAAGTCAATCACCATAACTATGAGCATCTTTACTGACTTTATATTGGCTAGCGAATATGGACTCTTACCGTGGATCCACAAGATCCACTATCGCGATTACATCCCCGAGCATCTAGTTCCAACCGAGGAGGAACATCTTGCGTTAAGAGATAATGGAGTAGGTCCATTACAAGGACAGGCAAAAAAAATGTTTCGGAAGATTCATCAAACGTTTGAGGAGCGCCGCTACCTAGTGGGTCATATATTCTATAGGCCGGATCTCACAGACTGGCATTTCTTTTACTTTGACCAACGCGACTGGGCTGAGACCAAGAACCATTGGAAACACGGGAGTCATATTCACTTAGTGAACCATCTCTGGCCGAATTACGATGCCGAGGGTTTGTGGGAGAGGTTTACGAAAGGTAATGTGAAGCTAGGCGACTCACTCCACATTAGATTCGATGGGGAAAAGGTCACAAAAGAGAGTACCCAGTCCTAGCTGAACCTTGCCCAAGAATCTTTGCATTCCGCCACCCCCCGCTTAATCCGCTACCCTTAATTACAACTTAATGCAAACTTAATTGACCGCTAATGCGGGTCCGCTACATTGAGGAACATGATTACTTCAATGAGTGTTCCTCAGCTACTTTACTTCATGTTCGTCCCCGGACTCATCATCTTGTGTGGCGTGATCATCATCGGACGTGCTTGGTTGCATATGCGATCCCAAAAAGAATAAGGATGCCACGCTACTCCCATGCCTTCAAAATCCTCGCATTCCGACAGCCTGGAAAGTAGTCCGTCGTCAGACTAACTTCCACCAATTGTCCCGCTCCCATCGGCTCATGGTGTTGCCGAAAGACGACCGGGCACACATGGCTCAAGATGCCTCGCTCAATCCCGTCCCATGCCGTCTCCGCTAACCGTGAGTCATACAGTTGGGCATCTGCTACAAGGCAATGCCCATCTACATAGTTGGGCACGTCTACCCCCATCGCTCGCACAGTCTCTCGGCTGTCTCGATGGACGCTGTAGAACGACCGGACTTCCCCAATCACAAATCCATAGTGAGCAAACTCCAGGTAGCACGGACTGACGACAAGTTGAGCCGGATCAATGAAGTGCTGGCCTTGCAGCTGGGATGGCGATTCATCAACCAAGATGCACCGAAAGACTTTTCCACTGAAGCCGCAGTGCTGGGCTAACGCTTCCCACTCTTCCTGATACACGGGAAGGCCTAGTTCAGCTTGGATATTACGCGGGGCCACCTGTCCTTGCTGAGCAATCGGCACTACGTCGAGATTCGGGCGATCCTTGATCCCCACCGTGCCATCCGCTCGATGCTCATACCGTTGAATGCTGGATCTCATGCACCTAACCTCCGTGGATCATGCTGTGAAAGAACCCGACGCCTAGGAAGAAGGACTGGAATGTGACCACTAATGGCCAGCGACCCAGCGAGGCCAATGCCGGCTGTGAGGAACGCTCCACTTATGCCAACCAACCCCAATGCGGGAGGCGCGACAATCGCCAGCGCCAACACTCCCACCATCGCCACAATCCGCAGAATGTCTTTGCTCTGATTGTTACCGCCTTGTGGAACGACCCGCACCGTCACCAATTGCCCAGCGGCTGGAACAGTGGTTTCCCAATACGCGTCTTCGATCACATCACCATCGATGCAGACCCGCGCCGGTACCACATCCGGATCCAGCCCACATCCGGACAAGATCGTGTTGAGCGTGACCCCTGGCTCGAAACTCCGTTCCACCACATCACTGGAGAACGGCCGTTTCCGTGCAATCACTCGAACGGGGGCGAGAGTGGGTGAGTCCATCATGCTCGCCTCGGTTGTGGCTTGGCACCAAAACGACTGCCTAACGGCTGATCCAACTTGCCATCTCCAATCGCTTTGCGGACAGTATTGACGATCAGGATGTCGATTTCTGGCAGTCCATTGGCACCGGTTTTCTGGCTCGCTGTCACTTCGGTATCGGATTTATTGGTGATGTTGATCGCGATCGGGACAGAGATGTTCGGTTGAGCATATCCGGGCATGCCTTTTATCGTCACCGGAATGGACCGCCCATCCGGCAACGGCACATAGGCTTCGTTGTACTGTCCTTCTCCGATCAGGTTCATCCCACCGCCAGCCCAACGCAGCATCGGTCGAGTCGCAATGCCACCAGAGGCAAACGCAGAAATGCCGCCCATCGCACGCAAGGCAAAACCACCAACATCGCCAGATCCGCCGACAAGTCCGCCAACTGACCCACCGCCCATCGCGCCAGTGATCCCCTTGAGGATCGATTGCGTAATCAACTGACTGGCTAACTGAGAAAGAATCTGCTTCGAGAAATCCACCAGCCCTTGCACCACATCTTTAAACGATTGGATCCGACCTTCCATCGCATCAAAGAAGAATTTCCCGAAGGCTTGCTCCATACCCTGAGCCACACGCCGCGCCTGATCGACGCCGAGCCCAAGCATCGATTGATCATCAACGTATTTCTTCATGCCTTTGGCAAAGCCCGCGAAGAAGTCATCGCTATACTTCTCACTCACCGCCCGCTGATCAGCCAACGCCCCCATCATGATCGTGGTGATTTGATCCCACGTCTTTTGCGTGCCTTCCAGCAATTCAGCCGCGTGAATACTGTCGCCGTTTCTCCAGGCGTTCAGGACTTTGGCGGCTGTGTCCTGGTTCACGTCTAACTGCTTCGCCAGGTTCGCCCGTACCATGTCGTATTCGGTCTGCATCTGGTTTTCACGTGAGGTGCCGTAAGCCTCTTGGAACTTCGCGAGATTTTGGTAATAGGCTTGAGCGTCATCTTGGGCTCTATGTCGAAGATCTTCACCAAGTTGAAATTCTGCAATCAGACTCTCCCGAATGCGTTCTCCCAGTTTTTCTTGGAGCTGCCCGCGCAATACGGCTTGCTCCGCTTCTGATTCGCTCTCGACGTTGGCGAATTCCTGAACAATCTTTGCAATCTCACTGTTAATGCTCTGGACCTTCGTTTTGTACGCCTCTTCAAACTGAAACTTTTCCTGCGTGCTCTCGAATCCAAGCGCGATACGTTTTTGGTAAGTCTCCGTTTCAAGCTGCAACAATTTGTTTTGCGTCTCGCCGGCAATGGCGAGTTCCTTGAGCTTCGTGTCTTCTTGGGCCTTGAGAAACGCTTCAGCCCCCACCCCAGCGCCGACCCCTTGTTGCCCAGCCTGCTGATCCAATCCAAAGAGCTTCGCTTGATGCTGACTCCCAGCAATCAAACTCGCACTGTCGGCCTCAATCTGTGCCCGCATGCGATCTGCGGAGCCGCCAAGTTGAATGGCTCTCAGTTTTGGATCCAGAGGAGCCTTAACGGCCGCGAGTTGACGAAGCTGCTCATCCTGCGCCTTACGCGCCAAATTGCCTTGTGTGTCCGCGACAATCGAACGGCCTAAAGTCTCTTGCCACACATCTATGTTTTGTGGAGTTTCTGATGGCGGAAGCGCGATACCCCCAGGCCCGATTGAAAACCCCTTCCTAAGAGATCCGCTGCGATCTTCTCCAAATAACCGCCTGAAAAAGTCCGGTTGTAAACTGATGCCCTTCGCAGCCCGGTCAAATTCTTGTAGGGCGTTGATGGAATCGACGACTAAGGCCTTGGAAAATCGTCCGACAGCAAGGGTTATGTCATCAAATCGCGCTTCAATCGCTTTCAGCTTATCCGCCTCTGAAATGGAATCATCGGCCATCTTGCCAAGTGCGGTATCCAACTGCCGAGTAACGGCATTCGCGGCAATCATGGCTTTCTCCTGCTTGGAAATCTGATCGGTCGTGCGATTGGTCGATACCGCCAACTGCTTCACTTCCTTATCCAGATCGACATACACGCCGATGTTGGCCAAGGCCTGTGTCCGTCCTGTCGCTAACCCTTGCAGGATCGTGTCGAAGCCTTGCTTCAGATCGGTGCCCATGACATCGGCCAGAGCATCCGCTGCCGTGGCAAACGTCCTGAGGTGATCAGGGCTGAGTCCTTCGGCGAGACCACGAGAGGCCAGCTGTGTGGCATCGGAAAGGGATAACTGCCCGTTTGTAACGGCTTTCAGATCGTTGATGACCAGTTGTGCTGTGGAATGGTAGTTCCGAGTCTGGATGTTTAACCGTTGCCATGATTCTTCGAAGGACGCCGCCCTGTCGGTCTGGTTCCAAATCGCACTGAACCCACGTTCCAGGGTATAAAGCCCTGCCGCCACGCCCTGCGCCGTTCGCCGAATCTGATCCAGGGCTGACTGTGCGACACGGGCGCCAGCTTGCGCACCCCGAGCGTTAACAATGACATCAAGTTCAGCCACGAATCACCTCTGAAGCAGATACCAGAGCCGAGGGTACGTCCGGACGGAACAACTCTGCGTCATTCGCGGCAGTGAGTACCACGCTATCTCGAAAGTCTGGGTAGACCGTCAGGAGATGCATGGCATTCTCGACGCTATACGGAAGCGGCTGACCTTTTTCCGTGATACCTTCCCAGTCAACAAGAATCGTTTCCGCGATAACCTCATTGAGAATCTTCTGGTAGGCCTCATCCGTCATGGTTTGTGCGCGAACTTGAAACTTCTGCGACTCCAACTTACGTTGCAGCGCGGCCTTGTACCGAGTGTTTTTCATCCGGGCAATTCTAAGCCGTGTCGTCTCATCCAGAGATACCCAAACCCCTTCCTGCTCTTTGGCTTCATCAGTCTTAAACGTCTTAAACAGATCCATAAGGCTCCTTAGGTTGACGGCAAGGTTGAAAGTTTCCCGAGGTGGGCAATGTTTGCCAAGGCACCTTCATCTTGAACACCGACTCCAATGGCAAAGGAAAATGCCATGAAAGAAAAAGCCAACATGACTCCTTCGGTCTGGCGCGCAATGTGTTCGTTGTCCTTACTCCCGGTTGCCCGCAACGTCTTTGGCAATTGCTCCTCTAGACAGGTAGCCAAGGATGTGATCACGGTTTCGATCACGGCATCCATCTTGGACGGATCGAGGTCTGGCAGGTCGTCTTGGTACTGCCTGAGATAGTCCAAGACATCGCGAAGTCGATAGGTTTTGGGGTGATCCTGCGCTGGGACAAGGCCATCTAGCCGCTTCGCCAGCGTTCGACGGTCTAGGCCAAGTTCTACAGAAAGCGCGTTTATAGACCACAACTGACGCTGCAGTGCCATTTAGTGCCGTTCGCTGTGGTGGAACATCGAAAAATTGGCTGTCACTGCCATTCCGCCTCGCACACACTCACCCGCGTTTGATTTATCCACAGAAGGACCCAACGTTTTCATCAGATCGTCACCCCCAAGGCGCCTAGGCTTGAGGTCCGAGCGGTCACATGGCCAAATTGCACATTGACCTCTGCCACACTCAAGGACACCATGGCATACGGCTTAATCTTGCTAGTGCCACGTTCAAGGAAAGGAATGTATCGAAGCCGGTTCGTGATATAGATCGGCGGCCTTCCGAAGACACGCGGCGGATAGTCTGCCAGGATGCGCCGGGCTTCAGCGATCGCGAGGGCATACGCTGCAGTAGGGTCTGCATATTGCGGATATTTGCCGGGAGCATTGATGGCTTTATTCATATTTCCGATGCTGATCTGCCAGGAAGATCGAGCCCGGCCGGTATAGAACGGGGTCCGGCTAACAATCTTGGCAAAGAGGATTGTCGCCATGGCAACTGTGACGTTGCCCACTTCCAATTCAATCTGCTTCTCAAACGCTAGTAACTCTCGTTCGAATGATGCGAGATCACCCACTACCTCACCTCAAAACCCACAGGTGGCAGGCCGGAATCCGGCCCCCACCCATGCGGCAGGCAGCTGCCCCAGCGTTGAGCGGGGATGAAAGGTCCGCTGCTCGCTGGGCCAACCACCAATTCACCAGGTGTCAACGTGACCAAACCACCCGGTGCAGTTCGTAATCTCTGGGTCATTGAGGTTGCCTGTATCCGTCGCTCTACCTTCAGCACATTGCGATTCTGCGGGCGAAGGCCGGACCGCCAACTAAGGATCAACGGGGGCCTTCGCCCAGAGTGACCATGCAGCCCAATGCCTCCCGTTACGTGCTGAGAAACGCATAAGAAGGACAGGCCGGATGGTCTATTGTGAGAAATCCACCTCATGGCTATTAGCTGATACTCTTGATTACGCCAAAAGACTCTGGATGCAGTACCAGTACATCGACTCTCCACATCGCCCGGAGGCCGACCATGCCACGGTTGAACAGCGTCCCGCTTCGGTTCAGGTCGATTTCCAAGACGCCCCAATCAATGATCAGCACATTTGAAAAATCGCCGTACAGCAGCTTGGCTGTGTCCATTGCCGGGGTGCCGTATGCCTGAACACCTTCAATGTTGCCGGCCGCAATGCCGCCCTGCCAGATTGGCGTATCTCCATTTGTGAATCGTTGACGCCCCTTCAGAAGTCGAGCGACAGCCGGGGTCGAGACAAAACCCAACGCATCCACGTTTTGTACGCCTTTGGCTTCGGAGACGTTTTTCATCAAATCCAAAATGCCGTCATTTGATAAGACGGTGCCGCTCACGCTGGCATTGATGCCGGGCGTGTTCGCAATGCCGAGAATCTGTGCGCCACCGGTTCCGACAAGACCCACTCGATCGAGTTCGGCGCCTAAGCCTCGCCCGAAGGAAGACATTATGAAGGCATCTGTTTCAGGGGATATTTGATTCAGAAGTTGTTCAGAAATTTCCGTAAACGTTGCCGCGATCTTGGGGGCGCTGAGGAATTGACCAAAAACGGGCGGATCATCCGAGAGAGAGACCCCAGGTTCTAGCCAGTGGACGGGAGATCCACTAATTAGACGAGGGAACATGAGATTCCCTTGTGCTCCCGTGAGTCCTTGCGCACCAAGACGTGTTAACAGAGAGACCGCCCGTACCGAATCGATAAAACCAGTGATCGTATTTCCGACCGAGTAGCCGCCCTTTGCGCCAGGCGAGGTGTCCATATTGCGATAGAGGATATCGGCGGGCACCATCAAACTTTTTTCAAAGGTTGGAGTGAAAATACGTTTTAAATCTTTGTCGATTTCTGTTTCGATTGAAACGATCTCATCCTCGCCAGGAGCAACTAGGACTTTGTTTGTCACTCCACGGGTAAAGCTATAGTCTCGAACATCGCGAAACGGGAGACCGAGATACCCTGTGCGAGGGGTCGAATTGACACGCTGCTCGCCCTGAAGCGCCTCACCCGACAGATTGTTAATTTGCTTGAGACTGGCTCTGACCAACGTATCCATGTGCGCTACCCTCGATGGTTGTGGTGTGGATCCTGAGTCCACTGTACATAAATCGCGCATAGCTGCTCGATTTCCTTCGGGGCTTGGAATGACTCAACGGACTGACGAGTCACATTCATCCAAATTCGTTGATAGGCGATCGCCAGAAGTCCACTTGCCGGCCCTTCCTTGATGTTGACTCGTTCGTGTGCACGATCCCGCTTCAAGGCATCCACCAGAGCGCCTGCCACAATCGAGAGAACATCTGCACTTTGACGTGGACCAGAAACAACGCCATATTTCTCCGCTCGCCAGCGTCGAACCGCGTCAAGATCCACAAGGCTGCCTTTGCCGCGTCCCACTTCACCAAGACTCTCGGCCGGACACCCTTGCACGATCCATCGCCGAAGCGTGGAGGAATGAATGTGCAGCTGTTTGGCCGCCTGAGCGAGAGAGAGAGGCATAGCGTTATCGCGCTCGCTCCGTTGCTGGGCGATAGGTCCGACCTGGACGCACTGGTGGTTCGGCTTTTCGGGAGGCTTCGTTGAGCAAGCTGGCTAGATTGGCGGCAGCACTCCACGTCATAGTGATTTCTGATCCAAGATCGCCAGTAATGGTCACTTCATGCCTTTTAGGATCGGCCGTTACAATCACTGAAACCTCCCTTGTGTTGACCTCCTGGCCTCGGACCAGAGCATGTGTTCTGGCCCGAGGGGATGTTGCACCAGGATGATCGCCCCTCTCGGGACGTTCGGACGGTAATGAGCCGTCCGAAGCTTTGAAAATTTGACATTCAAAAGCGCAAACGCCGCGCCAGTTTTGATAAGAAGTGGTGTTCTGCATGAGAGGAGGAGAGGAGAGAAGATCATCTCTTCTCTGTTCATCTCTTTTCTTTTCATTAGTCATCTCATCTCTGCTCTGCTCAACTCATCCGGAGGTAGGCTATTTACCCCTCCTAGAAGAGCCGCGCGGCGCGGAACCGGCTACTCGCTCAATCAAATGATCCACACGAATGCGCCCTTTTTCGCCAGCTTCAAGCTTTCGAATTCCACCGCTGCGCGTGGTAGTTCGTTGAGTCCGAGCGAGTTCGGCACGCCAGTACCCAGCAAAGACATGAGGTGTCATTCGATCGCCGCGTTCTGGCCGCCGCCCGCCATTTGCAAAGCACCATGCTTGATAGTATTTAGATGCAGGGCTGGGAGCGGTTTCGAGTGGCGTAGGGAAGTACAGTTTCACAATCTTCTTAGCCCATCGAACGGGCTCCACTATTTCAAAATCCACTTCGATGTCTCGCCGGCTGAATCGTTCGACGCAGCGGGCACGTAAATAAGCAATCAGATATTTCCCCGGCTCCGGCTCCTCAGGATCAGGAGCGATCGGCCATTGATCATCACCGGTCGCCATTGTCAGCGCGGCGCCTCGCTGGTCGAACTCACGCAGCGATTGTTGATCCATTCATCGACATCTCGTCGCCTATACCTAACCAATCTTCCGATCAGACAATACCGAGGTCCACCACCGCGGTGCCTCCACATCTCCAGTGTTTTCTCTTTCACTCCCAATCTCTTCGCTACAGTGGACGGCATATCAAGCGCATCTAAATCCATATGATTCACCGACCCCTCCTTATGACTTTGTCTGTTCATGATTAGGTTGTCGTGGTTACATCGCTAGCAGGGTGCAGGGATGATTTTGGAATGCGCAGTAAGCGACCAAAGCGGCGATGTTTAATAAAACCGCCTTCGATCATTTGGTATACAGAGGTTCTGGAAAGTCGGAGAAAAGTGCAGACTTCTGGAACAGTTAACCACTCTGGCAGATCGTCGAAATCCTGCGCAGTGTGTGTCTTCATAACCTGCCTCCTGTCATTTCGTTTCATATGGCACCAAATAAAAACGGCTACTGTTACTTAGAACAATAGCCGTGATTAGCTGCTTGGTGAATGGGGGCAGAGGGTGTGGTAAAGGCTATGCCCCTATAGAAAATGCAGGAAAGCGTTTATACCGATTTAGGCGGCCACTGTCCGGCCTCTGCGGCTTTGATCAAGCGAGCAACTTTCTTATAGCCGCGTTCAGCCTCGTCATATGCAGTCTGCCTCTTGGATCGAGCTTGTTGGCTGCGACCAGTTGGATAGGGAAAGAGTGTCTTCGCAATTTCTCCAAATGATAGATTGGTGCAATGCCTAAGGTCGTAACACTTTAAGTATGTGAGCCATGCCTTTGGAGAACGAATTGCAGGAGAGTGCCTAGGAACATAAGGGATCTGGTACATGCTGTCACATCGTTTCATTAAAATTGTGGGAGTCGTAATCATTCCAGTTTTCTTCCGTTGGTCTTTGTACAGCAGGTGAATGCGAGCCTCGATCCCCTTCCAGCTGCATGTGGTGTCGATTTTCAGATATAACCACTCGTCATCCTTTTTGTTAGACACCTGTCCTTGGAGTTCGGTCAACATTTCATTGCCGTAAAATCCTGACGAGTCGTCCATATTTTTTATGTTTCTATATGAATCCTTGAGGTCTTGGACGCCATCGCTACCCGCCAAGGCGATAGGCATCATTGGATAATACGGCCCGTTTGAGTCCTCATCTCTCCACAAAAGTTCATGATGCGATCCTTTCAGTACACTCCAATCAAATAAATAGTTCCGCAATAAGGATTGCTGTCCTGTGCTCTTACTAAAGAACGCGTGTGTTCGTGGGCTTCGAAGAACGGCTTCAATTCTAAAAAATTCCAAAACCCTCGACGGGTCGGCCTTCGCTAACTTATCGTCAGAGGGAAGACTTACTAAGGGAATTGTGTAGGGATAATCGGTAGTGGAACTCTGTGCACTCACAATCCCTCCTGTGGGGTTCCTGGTAGTGGAGGATGCACCGGCGCCAGGAACGCCGGCCGGTCGGGTTATAAAGCCGACCGTTGCATCCATAGAAATTGGATTTCTAACTACTCATCAATGGGCCCCTCAGCTTTTATAAACGTCAACATCCGCTCCGCATTTGCCTCCAAGGCTTCCCGTACAGGTTCGATCTGCAGCCGTGCATAGATCTGTGTCGTCGATGGCTGACTGTGATTCAGCGCCTTGCCGATAAGCGGTAAAGAGGCACCGGCTGCAACCAACCAGCTGCCGAGTGTTCGGCGAAGGTCATGAAGGCGAACATCCTCCAGTTTGGCTTCTTTGCGGATCCGGTTCCACGGCTTGGAGACATTCACGAGATGTCCCTTGCTCCAGCGCCCACAGAACACATAGGGATTGTCCGCAGTACGAGGCAGAGAGATGATTTCTTCCGCCGCTCTACGGGCAAGAGGAATGACGTGGGGCCGGTTCGCTTTGGTATCTGGAATCGTCCAGATAGATTGCCGAAGATCGAGGTCAGCCCAGCGCATTGTGAGAACCTCTGAACGTCGAGCGCCCGTTAATAGGCAGATCAGAAACGCGACTCGAATATAGGGATTGGGTTCGTTATTCAATGCAGTCCAGAATCGGGGAAGTTCATCGGGCATCACAAACCGGTTGCGGGCAACCTCTTTAAAGAACTTGATCCGACTGGCAGGATTGGTGCCCTCGTACATGCCCCAATCGTTGGCGAGATTGAACATGGTGCGAATCAGGGCGATAAGTCGGTTGGCTCCGGTCGGATGGCCGGCGGCTCCAAGTTCGGCATGCTTGGCACTGACAATAGACCGCGTGATGGAAGAGAGCTGCCGATTCCGCCAACTCACCACATGCTTTAAGGCACTCAGATCCGTCGTGCGAGATTTCTTGTGTATGGCATGACGTTCTAAGTAGATCCGCTCTAAATCTCCAAAGGTGGCCCCTCTCAATCGTTTCTGTCGTGCATCGGCCGGGTCTTCTCCCTTCGCAATCTCGCCGATCTTTTCTTGTGCGATCCTTCTAGCCTGATCGAGTGTGAGCGCCCCGTATCGACCCAAGGTCATACGTCGAACGCGACCATTGATTTCCTTCTCAAGGATGAACGATTTGGATCCAGGGGTGATGCGTACAGCGAAGCCTCGTAGTTCATCATCACGAAGAAAGGATTGGCCTTGTTCAGGAGCAGGTGCCGCATCAATGACTTTCTTCGTCAATCTGGGCATTCTGTTGCCTACATCCGAGTTTCGATGAGAAAAGACCGTGTAGAAGAAGTGTAGAAGTGTGATGGGGAATTAGATAGAGATTCACAGTGGAGCATCGGGCTTAAAATGCCTGCAAATTACTGATTTGTCAAGCCACAAGGGGAGAGGCAGGTCCTTGTAGAGTGTAGAGCATCGGACTTCGGATCCGAGGGTTGGGGGTTCAAGTCCCTCCGGGCGCACCATATAATCAATAGGTTGCATCTTTTCTTCCGTTTTCTCCTCTTGGCTGGTCACGGTTTTGGTCACGGTTCCAGCCAGACTTCCTCGATTCACGGCGTCTCGCAAATGTCCTGGGGCAAGGTGGGCATACCGGAGGGTTGTCTCAATATCGCGGTGCCCTAGAATCTCCTTCACGGACACGAGATCGACCCCTGCCATGACACGGCGGCTGGCTGCGGTATGCCGAAGTGAGTGCCAGCACGCGCCGGTGATTCCCGCCCGACGCAAGCCAGGCTCAAAAGCACGACGGAGGAAGGCGCGGCTGTCCATAGGGTGAGTCACGTCCTTCAACCCTGGAAAGACCCAAGCCGATCGGAGGAACGAGTCAAATGACCTCAGAATGGTCTTGGCTCCTTCGCTCAAGGGCACATGACGGGTTTTTCCTCCCTTCGGCATGGGGAGGGTCAGGACCTCGTTCTCCAAATCGACCTGGTTCCACCTGAGCGAAAACTGTTCTCCTCGTCTCAAACCTGTCTCGACGGCGAAGGCCACCAATTTCCAGTCGTCCGGGGTCATCACACCCCTCAATCGGTCAAGTTCCTCACTGGTCAGGAATCGCGTCCGGTTTGCTTCAGGGAAGAACTTGAGGCTGGATACCGGGTTCTTGGTGAGCTTGTCGTCTTTAACGGCTAACATCAGCACATGACGAAGGAAGGCAAAATGTCGGTTGATCGTGGCATCCGCCCACAGTCGTTGCGGTTCCTTCTTGCTCACCTTCATTTTGGCTCGCATTTTGGCCTGAATGCGCCGGAGATCGTCGACCGTAATCTGGGTGATCACGCGATTGCCGATGAGCAGCGACCAGCGCCGCCCATAGAGCGCTTCACCTGGCTTGTTGCGGTTAACAGACCCTTCGAGATAGCGATTGATCCAGGCTCGAAGCGTAATGTCCTTTCGAGGGGCGAATTTCTCGGGGAAAAAGGTTCCTTCCCGAATGTCCGCTCGCAATCTGCCATAGAGCGCTTTAGCCTGTGATTTCGTATCACACCGAAACCAGCGCTCCCGACCGTGGACATAGAGCCTCACCCACCAGCCGTCGCGGCCTTTGCGCTGGGTGATCCCCCTATCCTTTCCCGCTTTTCTTGCCACGGCGGCTCTCCTTTCGCTCCCCGGTCTTCTGGGCCTCGCGCCACTTTCTCGCCGCGACTCGGTTCTGGCAGCGAGGGTGGCAGTATACCTGGTCGCGCCGGATCGCTAAATAGATCCTGGCGCATTCCGGACAGCGCCGAATGTAGTCCCCGGACTGGGCCAGGAGGTGGACAAAGCGGTATTCAAACTCCTTGGCCTTGCGTTTCGCGACCACGAAGATCGTGCCGGTCTCGTCAGAGAACCCGCCCGGGGAGACCACGACCAGCGTCATCTGCGGAAAGGTGAAGGCGGTGTATCCTTCATGCCAATAGAGCTCCAACTGTTCCAGGACGGCGGCCTGAATGTCCTGGGCCTCTTTGCGACTGGGAATCGTCTGATAGTTCTTCGCGTTGGGCACCCCTTCCACGCTCCAGCCGCTTTCGGGGGCCACCATCCCGCCGTATCGGTCTCCCGTCTCATCGACAAAGGCCGCGACTTCAAACGCCACCAACGTCCATTCGGTCGGTGTCAGGGCCTCTAGGTCCGATTGCAGGAACTTGAGTACCCACCCGACGGCGCCATCCGGCATCGTGCGGATGCGCTCGATGGCTTTCTGGTACTCCTGTTGGAATTCCTGCTCGGCTTTCCCCTGTGCGCTCATGCCTTCCGCTCCTTTCTCATGCCAAACCCTCCCCGTCTTCCTAATCCCAACACCACCGAAAAAAGTATCGTGCTGAAGGGCCGTCTCGACCTGAATTTGTTTGGCAAGTGTACCTCCGCCTTGCTAATGCCTGTCAAGAGTAATCACGCCTAAAAAGTAATAAGCGTGATCTCTTCACAATCATTCTTCAAGGAGGTGCCCGATGGTCCCGAGTACAAAATTGATCACCATTCGAGAAGCCGCAAATCGGCTGGGACTGAAGGAAAGCACGATCAGGAAATACATCCTGAAACGGCAAATCGCCTATGTGAAGCCGTCGGTACGAGCCGTGCGGATTCCCATCGAAGAACTCGAACGGATTCTGGCTGCCGGTCTGAGACCGGCGATCCCTCAGGGGGAGGGTGCCCGATGAGCCGCTGGAAGGAGTTCCGGCGGGAGCCCGTCGCCGGCGAATGGACCAGGAAGCAGAAACGAGGCTATCACCGGGTGCGGTCGCTGCTGTGGTTCTGGGAATGCCACCAATTCCAAGTCCTCTGGGTCACGCTGTCCACGGCAGAAGGCGGGGACGCTGAGAAACTGACCTACCACCATAAGCAACTGCGGCAGCGGATCGAACGGCAGCTCGGGTTTCAGGGGTTGGAATATTACCAGGTCCGGACAGAAGAGGGGCATGGCGTGCTTCATATCTTCTGGGCCTGGAGGGTGCCGGATGGGGAACGCGCACGCCGGTTTTGGATCTCGCAGGAATGGCTGTCCACGCAATGGCAGTCCCTCCATGGAGCGCCGGTGGTCTGGATCAAGGCCTATCAGCCCAGCCATCGCTCCCGGAACCGTTTGAGCCGTTATGTCATTAGCCAATATGTTCAGGATCAATGCGGCTACGTGAATATGTGCTGGTCCTGGAAACGCTCGCTCGGCTTTCCGATCAGCCGACTGTGGGAAGCAATGCGGCACCAATGGTCCACCAGGAACGCCTATCGCCGGATCAGGGGAGAGATTGAAATCCCGCGTATCGTCTTTTTGAAGACCTGGGAGGACCTGCTCTCGGGGCATCCCATTTGGTTTAGCGGCACCATTCTGCAACTCGTTCTCGGGAAGGGGCTCGTCTATCAGGAGGTGTGAGCATGATCTGGCATCGTTGTGACCTCAAACTGCCCAGCCTGTTCGGTCCAGCCTGTTGCGGACGGGAAGCGACCACCTACAACCGGGCACGGAAAGCTTGGCTCTGCCCTGAGCATATCAAGGAACGGCTGTGCGAGTTCTGCCAAGTCGAA